TATTGAACCAGCCATCTCTGGGTTGGCCCTCATCATTGCAGCGTCCTTAAACAGAGTCATCCTGCGCTTCTCTGCCAGGTCCTCGTTCTGCAACATCTGGGCGCGTTCCATCTGCTGCCGCTGTTGCTGCTGCTGTAAGAACTGGGGCGCTTGGCCCTGGAATGCCGCGCCTATGCCCTGTAGGGCTGTAGATAGGTCTGCCATGTTTTAGCCTTTATCTATCAAAATTAAATTGATTAGCTGGAATCCCAAGGTTTGGAACGTACATATTCCCTTGGTTTGGAACCACGCCAACAGAGGTGGATACAGGTGCAGGAGTGTTTTGTTGCTGTCCACCCAAATATGCGCCTATGCCACCAGCCTGGAATGCCTGTCCTATTTGTTGCCCGTAATCAGGAGAAAATATAGGGGCGTTAGGCACACCTGCAAGCTGCCCTCCTATTCCTGACTGTAGGTTAGCCATGTTAGTTGAGTAAGCTTGTTGGGCCTGAGCCTCTGTTAGAGCTCCACTCTGAACCATGTTCATCAGCATTTGACGCTGTGAGTCAGTCATTGATGCGATGTCACGACCTTGGTTTGAGTAGATGCCACCAAGCGCTCCGGCTGTCTGGCCGTACTGCTGGGCCAATAACTCACCCGCACGAGTCCTTCCTGCCGCCAGGTTAGTACCCAGGTTAGAGATGCTCTGGACCGCTGGTAGCCCATACTGAGCCAGGTTGCCGGCTAGTTGACCGCCGAGGTTAGTCTGAGCCTGTAGCTGCTGGGAGCCTAATCCTGTGGCAATGTTTGCCAGGTTAGAGCCCTGAGACATAAGAGCATTTGATCTTGCCTGAGCCTCGCCTGTAGCCAGGTTTGCGAGGTTTGTTCCAGCGCCGGTAGCTATTCCTGCCGCGCTGCCTGTAGCACCTAGTCCCTGACTTGATAAAGCGCCTAGGTTAGATATCTGTTGCTGTAGCCCTTGTGAGGCTAGGCCCTGCCCAAAGCGTTGTAACTCCTTCTGGACGTTACCACCTCCAAGCCCGCCTGTAGCTGCTGCGCCAGATAGATTTGCTCTCATGCCCTGCTCGCGCAAGAATGCCATCTGTGGAGATTCTTGGTAAGCTTGGTTAAATGCGTCCTGACCCAAAGCCCCGGACAATGCCATCTGCTGCTGAAGAGCTGTGTTTCCAGCTTGCATGTATGGGTTAAACATTCCCTCAGCTCGGCCGTATGCTCCGCCGATATCTTGTCTTGCTTGACCAAATCCTGTCCCAATAGCGTTAAGACCCTGAGTAGTTCCAGAGGTAATATCACCTCTGGCAATCTGAGACTGAGCCGCTGCCTGTTCTAGTCCTCTGGCGTACTGATTCGATAAGTCCGCCCTACCCGCAGTGTTGAGCTGGTCAAGCATCTCAATGGCGCCACTGGCCCCGGTCCTAAGAGCTTGCTCTGATCCGCTTAATCCTGTTGGGATGCTTGAGGACATTGGAGCACCAGCGGTTGCTGTAGCGCCAGGCATGACCGAGGTAAAACCAGGATCGTTGTACTGAGGTACTGATGATAGTTGCTGCCCTGTTTGAGCCTGTGAGGTTGGGGCAGTTGCCTGTGCTATCTGAGCTGCTGTCTGAGTCGTTTGAGCTGCTGTCTGACCTGCTGTTGGGGTTGCGCCCTGGGCTGGAACGGTTAGCCCCATCTCTGACATTAATTTAGATATGCCATCGATGGTTACGCCAAACTGATCCGCTGCTTCCTCGGCAGTTATGTTGCCCTGGCTGATCTGCTCGCCCACCCTCTGGGCGTCCTGCATGTTGTAGTCTTTATCAGCTACTACATTGCTCACCATGCTATCGACTATCTGGTCCCTTGTGAGGCCCGTGTTCTGCTCTAGGTAATCAGAAACCTCAGAGACCGGGGCATCAAAATACTTTGCCACTTGCGGAGCGGTAGCCACGCCGGTAGTGATAAGACCCTCAAGCTTCTTGGTTTGCTCTGGAGTAAACGAGCCCTCTTCGTAAACTGATTTAGGGATCTCTGAGATTATTTCTATTACAAGATTCTCATCAACCTTAAAATGATCGGCGACATCTGCTACGTTTACCTGACCCTTGTTTAAAAGGTTGGTTACCGTTTCTACCTGCTCATCTGTATATCCGTCGGCAGGATTTACTGGGATCGACTTTATTTGCTCCCTTGCTTGTTCATTGCTTATCGCCTGGATAGACATATTATCCATTGGCAATTCCAATGCCGCAGCAACATAGTTTGGCGTCACATTGAAATTTTGAGCAACCTGATTAACATCAACCTGTCCAGAGTTAACCAGATTCTTTACGGTATCAATCTCTGCCTGAGTGTAGTTATTATCTACAGGGATGCCGGCCAATGGGTTTGCGGCAGGAGCAGGGGCAACCGTCAGTGTAGGTTGAGCAGGTGGAAAAGGAGCAATAGGAAGCGGTCGCATAACAGCAGGAATACCAGGCTCTTGGAATCCTCCAATTAATGGTCCTGCAACAGATCCCACGCCGGTAGCTGCCGCCGCATCTGAAACCATAGACACAGGAACGCCAAAAGCATCAGCCAGAGCCTGATTGTTCATCCCTAGAGATTGAGCCTCTAGCAGAGCTGCCCTTTGAAGATCCAGAGGAATAGGCTGTGCTCTAGCTATAAGATTCTGTATATCTTGAATTGCAGCCATTATCGGGGCTCCCCAAATTGGTTGAGAGATCCTGGATCAGCGCTAAGGACCTGTTTAACTTGAGCAGTTGTAATTTGTGGCGAGGCTGCTGGCGCAGATGCTGCCGGCGTAGATGATGGCGCCAATAACCTGCCCTCATTCTTGCCGTAATTATCGTAGTGCCACTTAGCGTAACCCTCTTCAGTTCTAAACTGCGGATCACCGCCGGCGATTAGCTGATCTTTCTTGGCCATGTAGTCAGCAGAGATGTCAGGGTTTGCAGCCAGGTAGTTTCTTGCGTCAAAGGCTTGCCAATCAGTCTGGGCTGTATCACCGAAATCTGGCCTCGTGATTTGATTGAACTGCAATCCTTGAGGTGATGTTAACCCCGAAAGAGCACCATAGTTAACAGGTACGCTTTGCGCCTGGAGGGCTCCGTAGTTCATTGGCTCACCCAGAATAGCCGAACGCTGTCCCATAAGACCTGCAAGAAGGGCCTGTTGAGCCATCAAGTCACCAGACTGTACCGACTCAATCATTGGTCTGAATGTAGACCCAGCCATACCAATGTTCTGGTTCATGGCCTGTTGCCGAATTGCTTGTGCGCTCTGATAGCCAGGGGTCAAAGAATCAACGGCTCGCTGCCCGTAGTTTTGAATCAGGCCCATGTTAGCCTGGCGTTGAGCTGCCGCCTGGTCTGCCGCCTTCTCTTGAGCCTTATTGCCAAGTATTGAACCACCAAGGCTGGCTGCGGTCATTGCAATAGTTAACGGATCCATTTTATCGCCCTACTTAAATTTAGTTGATTTTAGCATACTTAGACTGCGACCCATCCCTGCGAGGTATCGCCGCCGATATCTGGTTGCATCTTCCTGTATTCTATCGAGCCTGTGGACCCGGTAGAGTTTATGTACAAGCTGTACTGTCTAGCCTCTACCACGCCCTCTGGCGAGCCCACTCCCACAATAGGGATGCTCAAGCTTGCGTCCTGGGTGAACTGTCTAAACGGTTGAGCCATAGTCCCATCTGGCTGGACGATAGGCTGTGCCTGGTTAAGTCTAGGGCCTGTCACTTATCACCACCGATTATGTTGGCCGTCAGTTGAATAATCACAGGTTTCACCGCATCAGTTAAGGTGAATCGGAATATCTCAAACCTGGAAGCCCTGCCGTTCCGCCTCCAGATAGCCCGACGAGCATACTCCCCGATCTTGCCTATACTTCTAGATATAGGTCCGCTCCAGGTCTTGCCGTCCTTGCTTCTCTCTAGTGTTATCTGAGGGTCAGGGGCATCAGCATTACCCACGCCAGACTCTACCGTGAGCTCTAGTGTAGGAAAGAAAACAGACTGCATGTTGTTCTGGAAAGGCTGGGTAGCCACTCGTCTTATGATTGTGTTTTCGTATTCTGTGTACACGTCAGAATCAAGCTCACCAATCCTTCCATCTACCAGGTCGCCGCATAGTATTATATTGTATGCCTTGACCACCGAGGATGCCCTAAATACCGCCTGTGAGCCGTCTATGAGCGACTTCCTCTCATGCCACCTCTGAGATGTCGTATCGTACACAAGCGTCGTAGAGGGCAGGGAGAAGCCTATAAAGTATGCTCCCTTGTTAGCGTATGCCCATGAGAAGATATTAAATAATTGGCTATCTGTAAGCTTGGAGAGAATTGAGTCTATTGCTGTGGTCGATATCTTGGTGGTGCTGTTGCCATTCAGTGCCCAAATAGCAGGACCTTCATTCGCTCCACCACCCACCCACATAAACGTATCTTGAGCGTTAACAAGAGAGTAAGGAGCAAAGCATCCTTTCTGAAGGAATAGACCTGTTCTGCTAAACGGGAAGTCAGCTCCACCTATGTTCTGAAACGCCTCGAATGTCTGACGCCCAGAGATGAATAATTGATTCTTATAAACTACCGGAGCCACAATATCATCCGGGTCCGACTCAGCAGTGCCGAAGTCTAAGGCGTTGTACGAGAGTCCATTATTGATTGCAGAGACGATGAACTTCTTGGAATCTGTGGTAACCAGAAAATAGCCATCAATAAATACGACGAATTGAGGAGCTCCATTGGCTGTAAAGTCCGTGTCAGTGATTTGAGAAAAAGTGTCTGTTATGTGGTTGTAGATAAACCCATCACCACCAGGGACCAAGATCATTAGCTGAGTGCCGTTATCAGCCATTGATACCCTGCCGGTTCCAGATATATCCCCCAGGAACACTAGAGAATAAGTTACCTGGTCAAATACTATTGCCTGATCGAGTCTATATAATCTGTCTCCGTTAACGAAGTAGGGCTTGCCGGCCATCTCATGACCACCCCTGTTCTCGTTATCAAGAGTTCCAGATGTTGCAAGTTGCGTAAGCCCTGGAGTGCCGAATAGCGTCTCCTGGCTTAATGCTTGCCCCTGGGCGATGTTTGGATACCAGTTCGTACACTCTTGAGCTGCGATAGGCAGAGAGTCTGATACATAGAAACCATTCGCTATGGGTAATTGGGTAACAGGCATTAGGCCACCCCGAATAAGCAATCCACTACGGTAATATCGTTAATGTCTGAGTCGTTAGCCACGAAGACCTCAAGATAGTCAGAGGTATCCATTGAGACATTAAAGAATGTACCCACATTACCTCTGGCACTACCAGTAACCGCACGAGTGAGTTTTGATGCTGTGATTACTAAGCCGTTCTTGGCAATGTAAACAGCCAAATCGTCGGTCCCACCAAATGCATGAGAAAACGTAATAGACACACTAGCAGAAACAATTTGAGTAATTGATCCGTTATAGGTAAGACGCCCAGTAGTGTCGCCTGTAAAGTTTGACTCGATCTGTGCCGCCCAAGTTCCTGCCACCTTTACTGGTGAGCCTTGAGTAACGATATTTGTTGCTGTCGAGTTATCCTGCATGGTGACTTGACCGTAAATATCCGCACCAATAGAAGAGATTTCAATACCAGAATCATTGACCGTTGCCACCGAGATACCAGATCCCGCGACAATGCTTGCAATTGTTGGAGATGCTGCGGTTGTGTTTAAAAGGATAGGGAGTCCATCTGCACCAGCTGTGAAGTTGTGGCTAATCTTGGCCCCGTTCTCAGCGGATACTGAGGTCACTATACCTGGTCCTGCTTCAAGGTTACGGATCTGATTGACAGCGCCATCAACGTCCAGGATAGCCGTGCCGGTGACAGCGCCTTCCTGCACGATGGTCCCGGTAACACCCAAGCCGCTCACGAAGTTGTCGTAGCTGATCTTGTAGTTTGTGCCATTAACAACATAGTCCAAATAGCTATTAGCCAGGACCGTGCTCTGTTGGACAAACTCGCTTTTCTTTCTGCCCTGCGCTCTATCCACCATTAGTATTTAGCTCCAAACCAATTGCGCCAGTTGTCTCGGCAAGTATCTCTGCCTCTGAGGCGTCGTAGAAGTGTCCTGGGTAACCGTACACCGTGTCCTCGTTG